GGCCCGTCTTCTGCGCTGATTATCAGCGAGCGCAACGGCGCCTCCGGTTCTCGGTCGAATGGAAGCGCCTTGCCGTTCGATAGCGTCGCGGCGATCGCCAACGCCATGTAGCTCTTGCCGACGCCAGGATCACCATCAAACAAAGTCGTCCTAGCGCGTGGAATTCGCTTGTCCCAGATAAAATCGATCTCTTCTTCTTCGACGTTGCTCATGGTCTCCACCAACGGTTTTCTGATAGTGCCGGCGCCGTTGGCAAATTTCGCACGGTGCGAATTTTGCCTTAGTCCGCTTTCGACTTCGGCCATAAATTGCGCCGCTCTCATGCCATTTCAACCAAACTCTCAATGTCTTTCCGTTGCTCCCAAAGCTCTAAGACAACCTCGGAATTATTCAAGTCGTCGTCGAAGTCTTCGAGAATCGCCCAGCGCCGGATCAACTCGGCTTCAACGGTCTCAATCAATGTTGAATCGGTGTCGGCTTGCTTGCGAGCAATCGAGCAAATATAAATCTGCTCGCCAATATCGCGGAGCGCATCGCAGATTTTTTTCGACGTGTCTCGCGCCCACTTGACGATTTTTTCCGCTTCGGCTCTATGCGGTCGCGGCTTCGGTTTGAACGTGTCGAGACTAAGACGCGCGCACGCTTCTTTGAACGGGATGTTTTCGATTAGCTCAACAAAGGTGATCACGTCGCCGCCTGCGCCACACCCAAAGCAGTGAAAGACGGCTTTGTCTTCGTTTACCGAAAGCGATGGAGTTTTATCCGCGTGGAATGGACAAAGCCCGGTGTGCTCTTTGCCGGCTCGCCGAAGGTCGACATATTTGCCGATCACTTCGGTGATTGACGGCTTGCAATCTGCGGGATTATGGGAGTATGCTGGCTTCACACGGTTTCCTTTTGGGGTCGCGCTGCAACGCGACCCTTTTTTTTAGCCTATGGAGAAAGTGCTCTGCCAGCCGCTTCCACACTACTGGCAGAGCACCCGCGGAGACACGGTGGCCGTCAACCCCATGCCCCCGCTATGCCGACGGAGGATCGGCAATTCTTGCATTCCATCCCTCTTCTGCTCTGACTTCATCCGGTGTCAAAATTTTTGCGTCAACTGCGATTTTCCATGCGGCCCAGCGCTGCGCCGGATCGCCGCGCAAGAGTCCGCTTAGATCGATTTCCAGCTTGTGCGTCCCGCGGCTCGATTCGGTGAAGACGCTTCTCGAAAACTCCGCTTCGACTTTCCGAATCCATGGCGTCAACGTCGCCGTGGCGAACCATCGCAGCAAGGTCTCGCTGTTCGTGAAACTTGCGTGAGAAAGATCGCCGACGATCACAGGTGGAACATTAAAAATTCTTGCCAGCTCTTCCGTCGTGAATCGACGCGACGCTAAAAATTCTGCGTCTTCCGGTGATACCGATATTTGTTTCCACTTGATGCCACTTTCGAGAATCAAAGTTCGAGCCGCATTGTTTGAACCTGCGAACGCTTCCTGAAAACTTTTGCTCAAGTATGCTCGCGCCGGGTCGCTCAGCTTGCCGTCCAGTTCCAATGCGCCGGATGGATTTGCCCCGTTCAAATAGAGCGCATTGGCAAAATTCTGAATGGACAGTCCCGCCTGTACTACCGCCGCCGCTCGACGCAAACGCGAAACGCCGATCAAGCCGTCGTCACTACGGTCGCGCAGGTGAAACACTTCGTCTTGTAGTAGTCGCCGCGGTCTACCACTGCCGCCGCCCAGGTAGGTGATGTCGGTCACGTCGTAGACCAACCGCCCACTGCGCAACAACTGGACGTTGACGTTTTCCCACGGGACGGGATGCAAGCCGATCACGGCGCCCATGTTGTCGGTGACGATTTCGGCCAACGCGTTGCCGCGGAGCAACACGGATGCCATGGCCCATTCAAGCCAATCGCTCCAAGTTTGATGCTGATTCGGTCGCTCGATGACACGCGATACCGGATGACGATCATCGATGCTGCGCCCAGCGTCGTCAAATCGGTAAACGTAAGCCGGCAAGCTCGCCATCGCGCTACTGATAGCGCCGACACACGCCAGCACCGTTGATAGGTTCTCCGCCGCATGCGGGTTTGCTGGATAAGCACCGCCCAGGTCAACGCCACCGCGCATCAAGTCCCAGGATGTCATGTGCCGCGTTTCAAGCGGGTCGAGATAGTCGGCTATGCGTCGTATCAATCCCATTACTTGCAGCTCTCCAAATACAGCTTGGCGAGATTCAACCGTGGTGTTCGAGTGCGTGCGACGACTTCGGTGTTGGGATATGCCGGCCAACTCGAAACGATGCTGATTTCGTGAAGCGTAACGCTGCGAAGTTCGCGCCGCTGTCCGGTCCACCGCTCGCCGCTCGGCTCGACGGTAAAGGCGAAGCTCGCGCCGCCCGCATCGCCGCGGGTCACCAGCTCCAAGATGTCGCTGGCCGCTTGCGTCTTCGGTAGAGAAATATCAAAGGCGAGTCCTTGCGCATCCTCGACAAGCTTCAAGTTTCCGCTCTTGGTTCTCGCCAAAACTTTCGCGCGGTCATGGTCCACAAGCGCTAAAACGTCCCGGTCTTTGGCAAGCGTTGACGCGAAGGCGCCGGGTGCGATGACTTCAATAAAGTTACCAATCCGCGCTTCAACGCCAAACTTTGCAGCGTAGCCCTGAAGGTGCCGCTCGTGTGCCCGAAGTTCTATGACTGCTCGACGTTCGATCATGTGGTGAGCAAGTCCTTTGTCGCGGCAAAAGACGCAGCGTGGCGCAACTTGATGTCCAGCGTGGCCATGGCGCGAATCTGGACGTTGCCCTTCGAGTAGGCCGTGCTTTCGAAGGGATTGACGAGCACGTCCAACTCGGACCACACACCGATGAGGACCTCCGAAAAGTCACCGAAAATCAACGCGGAACAAACCGAGCCGCTCGTGCCCTTGACGAGATTGTTCGGGACATTACTTGAAGCCGATAGCGGATAGTCCGCCAAGGTGTCCCGGCCTTCCATGATCATGCGGGAGTCCGTCGTAGCCACCCGCACGGTTGAACGCATTTTCTTAACCGCGTTGTGGGTCGTGATAAAACCCATCGCCGAGCCGTTCGCATTTTGAACCGTAGCGATTAGCGCAAGAACGTTTGCCCATGTCGGCGCCAAACTGTCCGTTCCGCCCGGCACGTCACCGATACCACTTGTCGCGAGGATGCCAACTGGTTCATTACTCCCGCCGCCAGTGATCGCGGCTTTGTCGATACCGGAAGCAATCACTTTCGCCATGTCAGTGCGTAGAATAGACTCGATGCTCGGCGACGTTTGCAACAGCATGTTGCGACTATATTCGGTCCTGATGCCGCAGTGCTTCGGCGCCAGCGTCACCGGGTCGACTTCCGGGTCCGTTGCGGTGATCGCCGCATTTTCCGCCACCCAGGATAAAGTGTTGTCCACTGTCAGCGCGGGAATTGTGACATTGCCAATCAACCCGGTGAGCATGGTCGCGCCGCTGCGATAGACGAGCGAGTTCGGTCGTAAGATGTCAATGAATTGATCGCCGCGAAAGTCGGTGCTGATTAGATTCGCACCCGGCCCGCCAGCTGGTAGCGCCGTGGTGATGACGCGCTTTTCATACGGCGCGTTAGTAAACAAGGCCATTGGCACGGCGATGCCCTCGAAGGATCGCCCGGAGCGCTTGGCGATCTCGGTCGACAACTCTTTTTCGCGGCCCCAATCAACAGACAGCCCAGCCGCGCCAGCAATCGCTTTCGTCAGCGAGTAACCGCGAAGCTCAGCATCAAGTCGGTGATCGCCGTTGCCGTTGATCGGCTCGCCGGCCATGCGCCGTTCTGCGTCGTCGAGAAAGTGCTGCCGCTGGATTTGCTTTTCGAGCGCTTCCAACTGGGTCTTGAATGAATCGAATTTCTGCGATTGCTCCGCGGATAAGTCACCGCCGTCGCCGTTCGCCGCTGTGGTAATTTGGCGCATCTCTGAAACGAGATTCGCGCGTTTTTCTAAAAGGTCGCGTGTGGTCATAAATTCTCCTTGCTCCTCTTTGACATTACTTCTTTCCAACGATTGTTCACGCCGTCGATGATTGGCTTGAACTTAATAACGATGCACGATTGCCAATCTTCAGGTAGAGATTCGTCTTCAGTCAGAAAAATCTGCCAGTAGGCCTCCCGCAGATCAGGTCCGCTTTGCGTAATCTCGCATTTGAGCGCCCAGCGATATTTACTTAGAGCCGCCAAAAAACGCGACGCCTCATCATCGGACATTTCCGCTAGTGGCTTGAACTCTCCAGTTCTAACTACTGACCCGTCGGGGTTTACTGTACGTTTGCTTTGCTCCAACTGGGTCCGGAGAGATTGCATATAATTGAACTCGCCCGTGTCGCCGTCGATGTCGCTGCACTCAAGCACCATCCTGACAAAAGAGTTCGCGTATTCGGCGACAACGCCGTACTTCGTGAGTTCGTGAATGAAGGCAAACTTGATCCCTTCGGCGATAGAGAATCGACGCCATCGGCTCGACTTATCTTTTTCGGCAAGGGTAACAACCCCTCGCGTTAACCAGTTCTCTAGTTTTTTGTCGTCTAGGTCGGCGATATAAGCGATTTCTTTTCGTGTCGGTCTATATTCCATTTGTTACCTCTTTGAAATGCCTTACGA